CTTATATATATTATATTATTAAAATATGTCATCACCACCACCATTATCTAGAGTTGACTCGCAATCGGAAACACCAAGAATAAACCCACTAAACGGCGTTAGAAAGGTTGGTAATAATTCAGATGCAGAAACAAAAAGAAAAAAATTGTTAAAATCTAAAAAAACTCTAAAAAAATTAGAGGATGATCCTTACTATAAAGAACTTATGAGTTGTTCGTGTGCAAAAACTCCCGATTCCAAAGGGTTTCCCAAAATTCTTCCAAAAAAAACTCCTTCTTCTGGACCCAGGTCTAGCTATTCTCCTTCTTCTCTAGGGTCTGGTTCTCTCCCTCTTCGTGGAAAAAATGGAAAATGTATTACAGGTTCAGTAAGCAACGGCACAATTACATTCCAAAATTTTCCTAGTAACGGTCAAAATACAAAAAAAAATTACACAGATTATGGAGTCAATATAACACTTCCAGACGGAACGTCATATACTAATAGATGTTTTATATTATCATTGACGCATGTATTAGGAATAGACGTGTGCGAATTTTATGGCAATGTTATAAAAATACTGCAAAATACTTCAATTCCTCCCAATTTGTTGTCTAGACCAGAAATAGAAAAATTAAAAAATAAAAATATTGATGAGTTGCACGCAATTGAAGAAGACGCCAGCCGTGGTAAAGAAGAAAGAGAACTTGCCGGAAATATTGCAAATTACATAAATGAAAAAACGGTTATAATGTCAAATGGAAAAAACGGCCGAACCGAATACATTGACGGCTCGCTTTTTTTAAAATATTTTAAATTTGATAACTTATTATCAAATGGTTTAATACTTTTAATTACCGACAATAACAGTTTTAATACAAAGTTGGTAAATTCATCTGGAAGCATAGCAAAGGGGGGAGGAATTTATATAAACCCAAATGGAAATATAAACGGTAGACCAACTTTAAATACACCGATAATTTATAATTTGGGCGACACCCATTACGTTGTTGGTGACAAATTGACTGATCAAGTGTTATTAGACTCCATTATTGAACGATGTGATAATATGACGGGAGTCAACAACGACGCTCCCTTTAACTATCCTGCAATTATAAACTCAATGAAACAAACGGCAGGTTCGCGAAATAGAAAAACAAGGAAATTAAAGAAAACTAGAAAATCAAAAAAGAGAAAAAATAATAGAAAAACTAGAAGGAGATAAGAAAATTAATTATAATCTCGCATTATATTAATTATGAAACTAGAATTACTAATATTTGGTGTAACTGCATTTTTAGCTTACAATACTTATTATGATGGAAAATATACAAAAATGATAATGAAAAATAAAAAATACTTTCAAATTGCCTTTTTTGTATTTTTAGGTATCATCTTTTATCTCATGGTAAAGAGGAATCCGGCAAGATGCAAAAATATTCTTCTTCATGCCAACAATGTTGTAAAATATATGCCTATTGATAAATCCTCCATGGATATGCTTAGTCCATTAATAGACTTTACAACAACATCTAGCAACTCAAGTTTTATGGGCGACTTAAATAATGACAATAACATGGGTGCAAGTATGGGGACATTAAACGCAGAGAAACGCATTTTGCAATCTGGAGGTAAAAGCACAAAACGTTCAGTAAGTGAAACAAAAAAGAAATATGTAGCATCTAACCAAGATTGGAAATGTGGAGATTGCAAACAACAATTAAACGCTTGGTTTGAAGTTGATCATATTAAACGCCTTGAATACGGCGGAACCAATGAAGTCGGCAACTTGGTCGCTTTATGTAGGGATTGTCACGGCAAAAAGACCGCCATGGAAAACATGTAATTCCACTTTGGGAAAGTGGAGCAAAATTACACTTTGGGAAAGTGGAGCAAAATTACACTTTTCCCAAAAGTGTCTTTGGGGAAAGAAAAATATAATGTAATTATATTATTATATTATATTATGAGTATCCCAAAAGCTACAGCAATTCCTATAATAAACAACGCAACTCTATTAGACTCTACAAAGAATTATGATTACACAAAACTAAAAACCCCTCTTATATATGGAACATTTTTCGCTGTCATGTTAATACTTATGGGAGTTACTATTGGACTAATATATTCAAAAAATGTAGATTTGCCAGGAGCTCCATCATTAACGCAATCACAGAACAATACCGCCATTACAATTATCGCCTTTGTCTCCGCAATAGTATTGATTATTCTTTTAATAATACCGCAATATAAAGACTTCTTGAATTTTTTAGGCAAATTAAAGTTTGTTTTACTCCTTGCTGGATACATTATTGGCCTCATTATACTATACCAGACGGTGCCCAAGGGAATTGTAAATGCATACTCGTTCTTATTCTTCCCAATAACCATGCTAATTGGAATTTTTCTATTTTATTTAGCGATGGAAAAAGGAACCTTGTATGGTTTAGATTTGAATTATGAGCGAATTAAATATGCATTGGTTTACTTTTGTTTACTTGTTTTTATCTTATTATTTTACACTGTAGACCCAGGGGGGTATTTGAAAACTTATTTTGGGCCTTCTCTCATTGTTACAATCCTATTAGCTATTTTTGGCTTTCTTTATTTGATAACGTTGATGACACTTCCTTCTATTAAACAAGACACTGCGACAACTGGAGGGTTCTTTAAAGGTCTTACCAAAATGAGTCTTTTCAGTGGAATTGCGTTCATTATTTTTTTAATAGTCATCGTTTCCGGCATTCTTGCTTACCCAGACGGATTCACAAATGGAACCGGTCTTGCAGGAACTGACAAAACAAACAAGGTTTCTCTCATTGTAATATTACTTATAGTCATTTTTATTGCGTGGATCCTGTTTTTTGGAATACAATCTTTCTCAAGAATACCTTTTCGCGACAGCAATGGAGATATTAATTTGAGCTTATCTAATATAACGAACATTTCTCGTCAGGTTTTTATGCTTTTATTTGGTCTTATTTTTTCTGGTTTACTTATCGGTTGGCTCGTTATGGGAGTTGAAGGCCTTTCAAGCAAGTCTGGTATAGTGTCATTTATATTAAATGCTTTAATTGTTGTTACTATTTTGGGATTGGTATTTAAGTTAATTACTGGCGGAACTTATTACAAAAAGAGTCCATTCTTTAGATTAATTGTCAACACACTTTTATACATTCCTTGCATTCTGGTTGGCGTTATTGACACTATTATGAGCTTTTTAGGATTTGGTGCTAGCGCTGGAAAATCTGGAATAGGTGGATTGTGGTCTGGTTTATCTAATACAATAGAATCTACCAAAAATACTCCCACGACATATTACGTTCTGCTTGTTTTTATAATTTTATTATATGTGATTTATTTTTTCCTAGGACAACAAATACAAACAAATGTTGCAAAACAAGGCGGAACCATACTAGTAAATAATCCGGTATACACAAATTCAGAGAACACAATTGGCACATATGACAATTTAAATGGAACAGATTCCGATGAAAATAAATACGACTATAATTACGCAATTTCATTTTGGGTTTATATAGATGCAGTTAGTCCAAATGTCAGTTCATCTTTAGACAAATATACTTCCTTATTAAATTATGGAGACAAACCAAACGTTTTATATAATGCAAGCGAAAATACTCTTATGATCACTTTGTTGAATACAGGGGAACCCGCAATAGGTAGCGCAAGTCGTCTTAAAAACCCACAAGAGCTAGACGCAAGTGGTAATATAATTGTTTATAAAATGGAAAAAGTATTATTGCAAAAATGGAACAATATTATTATTAACTACAACGGCGGAACCATGGACATTTTTTACAACGGTAAATTGGTAAAATCTGTCAATGAAGCGGTTCCTCAAATGAGCAAAGACACTCTAACAATTGGTGCAGATAAAGGTATAAGTGGTGGAATATGCAATGTAACGTATTTCAATTCAAGCATTAATGCGTCTCAAATATACTATTTATACAACACAGTAAAAAACAAAAATCCTCCCGTTGCAAGTTCGGCGAAAGAATCAATTGCTAAAAACGTTGTGGCGGGCGCCGGTGTAAAAGCAAATCCACCGGTTATTACAATCCCAATTACAATTGATGTAAAAACAGAACCTTCCAGCGAAGAAGCCAACCCCAACCCTAATCCCGCCGTAAAAGCGGATCCAAATAATCCTTATATAAGCTACTTGTCATTTAAATGGTTCGCCACGGCCAATAATGACAACTACAATGGTTAATAATTTACGCGACAAATAGATAAAAATAAACGTAATAAAATATTTATTGCAACGCAATAAATATTTCCTCACTAAAGAAAATTTCTATTAGTATATTATATATCAATGGAGATTAAGAACATTATCCTCGTAGTCATAATTATCGTGTTGTTATACATAGTTATTCGTTATGTATTTTCAGATGTTAACACACTTACAAATCTTAACTCTGGAACAATGATGCAAAAAATTACCGCTGGTAGTTTAGCAACGGGAACAGTCGCCAATTCTAGCAACTTTACTTATTCAATTTGGTTCTACATTAACGATTGGAACTACAAATACAGTGATGCTAAAATTTTGTATGGGCGAGTGGGGTCTGTAACAGACAATCAAAATATAACAATTGATAGCATTAGTAATAGTTTGCCATGTCCCGCCGCTGTTTTAGGCGCAATTGAAAACAACTTGTCCATTTTATTAACATGTTTCCCTGGAACAACGCCAGCATCAAGCGAAGATACAACTGCCTCGGACGGTTCAGTTGTTCATACATGCAATATTAGCAACGTTCCTATTCAAAAATGGGTAAATTTACTTGTTAGTGTATACGGCAGAACGCTTGATGTATACCTTGACGGCAAATTAGTAAAAACTTGCGTATTACCTGGCGTTGCCAAAATTAATTCTAATGCCGACGTTTATGTCACGCCAGCTGGTGGATTTTCTGGATGGACCGCCAAATTCCAATATTACCCCAATTCAACTGATCCACAAACAGCTTGGAACATTTACCAAAAGGGATATGGCGCGAGTTGGTTGTCCAACATTTTTGGAAAATACCAAGTTAAGGTGGCTTTTACTGACAATGGAACTGAAACCGGTAGTTTTACATTTTAATTTGGTTTTTCTTATATAATATATATATATGGATAACGGTAGTTTCACAACACAAAGTACTGGAAGAGGAAGCGGAATAAAAGATTTTATGAATTCAAGCAGTTTAGTCGCCAGAATTTCATTTTTGTTACTAGTTATTTTGGCGTTTGTTATTATTCTTCAATTTTCAATATCAATTCTTGCGTGGTTTTTTGGTCCCAATAATTCTCCTAAAATAATTAATGGCATGGTTGATGCCAAACAAACAATAATTGTTCCACAGGATCCAAGTGCGTCTGATGCAAAACCCATTAATCGTTCTGTAAATGGTCCAAATGGAATTGAATTTACTTGGTCAGTTTGGGTTTTCATAGACGATACACCATCATCTAAGTATCGTCACGTTTTCAGTAAAGGAAATGCCAACATTGTTCCAGACACTGGATTAAACTTCCCAAATAATGCACCAGGATTGTACATTATGCCAAATACAAACGCATTAAAAGTTATTATGAATACTTTCAATGATATCACCGAGGAAGTTGTAATTAATGATATTCCTTTGAATAAGTGGGTTAGCGTTATAGTTAGATGCAAGAACACTAACTTAGATGTTTACATTAACGGAACTATAACAAAAAGCATGGAATTAAGTGGTGTTCCCAAGCAAAATTACGGAGATGTTAATATTGCATTAAATGGAGGTTTTTCGGGTTACATTTCTAACTTGTGGTATTACGATTACGCTCTTGGAACTGCTGCTATCTATAATTTGGTTAAAAATGGCCCAAATACAAAAATGGTCGGCTCATCTGCAATGAATTTGAAAAATTCAAATTATTTGTCAACCAGATGGTTCTTTGCTGGCGCAGGAGATCAGTTCAATCCCATTGGAACAACACCCTAATTGTTTTGAATTGTCTGGCTATATTGTTTGAATTAAATTTTCTTTTATTTTATATAATTGTATATAAAATAACATGTCTTGTTTTGGACCAAATTATAATCCTGAACCAACGAGAGAATGGAGCCGATATGAAAATCCTTGTGCATATTCAAATAATCCATTAGTATTGTATAATGGCATCGCATATAAATTAGACGTTCTTAAGAAAGGAAATGTGCTTCAATACAAAAAAAATAGTTCAAATATAACTAAACAACAACGTTATGCTCAAATTGCTCGCGGAATGTGGACAAATCGCACAACAACGTGGGCAACACAAACCCAAAGCTACACAAATCCAAATACTAATAGTTTAAGACGACTTGGATACACCACTACTATTAAAAAAAATTTTGTTCCTCTTAATAAATTGTCCGATTCTATAATATATCAACCAACTTCTTTGCCTATTACATGCCCTCCTACAATTGCTACAAATGTATTTGATTCGTTGCCAATAAATAATGGTGACAATCAACAAGCGGATTCAACGCCAACGATTCCCCCGCAAGAATACCCCGATCCAATTGCTCCTCTTAATCCTATAATTCCCCCAATTGTTCAGGTTGAGCCTCCAGAAACGGTTCTCATCCCAGACGGAGGTACACTTATTTGCAATGTTAGCGAAAATCCCTGCACCGGAGAAATTTATAGCTCAACTGAAAATAATTTTTGCAATCCAACAACGGCTTCAGATGTTCCTGGACCAATTATCAGCCTGTGTTACAATGATGGTTTGCCTACGTATTATCCAAGAGAAAGACGCACGTATTCTGCTGGTGGAAATAAATGGCCTCAAGGAGAAAAAATTATTAATAGCGCAGTTGAACCTTTCTTTCAACCTCAAACATTTATTCCAGCTACAGCGACCATTGGAAACACTATTGTTAATAACAACACTTATGGCAATTCTGGAGTTTATGGCGGTGCAAATAATTACAATGTATTAGTAAATCAATACAAGAATTTGGAAAAAATGATAATTGATTCAACAAATCAAATAGTTGAAAATGAAACAAATATTGCAAGACAGATATATGATGCAACAACCGCAATAAGTGAAACTGAAAGAAACCTTGCATGGAATATAGATGCTTCAAGAGAAGCATTGATTGACAAGGAAGAAAGCATTAAGCAACAAATGCAATATTATATTGGTGCTTTAGTTGATAAAATACTTGCAAATGACTATGCACATAAAAAAGAAATTGTGGAAACTACAAATGACGCAAAAGATAAAATTATAGAAAACACCAGTTCCGAATTTACAAAATTTTCTACTTCTTTTTCAAATCAAATAACAGGAATTTTTACTAATCTAGTACCAAATCAGTCTACAATGAATTCTCAAATTATGAGGCCATTTTCTGGCGATGGTGATGAAATTATGTATCCACAGACAGATGAGACTCTGATTGCGTCTGCCGCGAAGGCATTTAAAGATTATTTTGAAGAAAAATTTTCAGGTAACGAGAATCAATTTACTACACTTCAAACTGATTTGATCAATACAAAAAATGCAATAATAGAAAATGAACATCTTATTAAAATGCAAATAGAGCAACGACCAACTAAAGATGAATTGAAAGAAGAGCTTGCAACAAATACAAGCAATGTATTTAATAGTTTAGCGCAAAATATAAATATGGTGTTTTCTTCAATAACTCCTGCAATTTCTATTTCTTCGCAATTAAATGATGAAATTATTCCACAGCAATTGGATGATGAACTTATGTATCCGCAATTAGGCGAACAAGAAAATCATGTCGTTATGTCTCCTCAATTAGACAATGCGTTGCTAACAAGTGCCAGTCAAACTTTTAAAAACTATTTTGATAATAGGTTTTTATTAAACACAAATCAATTCAACGCGATACAATCTAGCATTTTGCAAACAGAAATAGACATTAAATCTTACGTTTCTGATAAAATAGAAGATAATGCAACAATTACTAACACTAAAATAACCGAACTTTCAGACACTATTTTAGATGAAAATGTGTATATTAATCAACAGCTTGCCAACAACAAAGAATTAATAATGAGCAGTGTTGCCGAAAGCGAAGCTAATATTAAATTATATATTAATGAAACCAACGAAGACCATGAAAATGAATATAAAACATATATTAATCAACAATTTGAACTTACCAAAGCAACTCTTGGTGGAAAGATTGATATCGTAAAATCAGACGTCACTGGTTTAATAAATACAACTAAAGCGGAAATTATTTCTAGTAATACCGCTATTAGTGGAAAGATTGATACTGCAAAATCAGACATTACTGGTTTAATAAACACAACAAAATCAGACGTCACTGGTTTAATAAATACAACTAAAGCTGAGATTATTTCTAGTAATACGGCTATTAGTGGAAAGATTGATACTGCAAAATCAGACATTACTGGTTTAATTAATACAACTAAGGAGGATATTGTCTGTTTAATAAATGCCAATAAAGAAGAAATTATTTCTAGCAACGCCACCATTAGTGGAAAGATTGATACTGCAAAATCTGACATTACTGGTTTAATTAATACAACTAAAGCGCAAATTGATGCAAGTCATGCAACCATTGAAGGAAAAATAGATACTGCAAAGTCAGACATTGCCGGTTTAATAACCACTGCTAAAGCTGAAATTGTTGCGGGTAACGCAATTATTAGCGAAAAGATGGATACGATAAAATCAGACATTACCGGTTTAATTAATACAACTAAAGCGCAACTTGAAACTATTATACAGTCAGTGGTCACTTCAAATAACCAAATATTTGTTTTGTTGAGTACCGTTGCAGCAAATGGAACTGGTGGAAATGGAAATGGAAACGGAAACGGAAATATTCAAGAAACAATGATACACACACTTTTAATTAGCGAAACAGTTTCTACCATTATGACTTATTATTCAGATTTAGCAGATGGAAATTTTGAAGCATTGTCGGCAGAATTAACGGGTGAGAAATTTACACAACTTTCTAAAGAATTATTTGACTTTAAAAGTGGATTGGCTGTTAACTCGGATTATGAAACTATTAGACGCATTATAGTTACTTCTTTTGAAGCGTTGATGCGAATGGTAACAACTAATATTGCATACTTAGAATTACAAAATAATTATGAAGTTGTTTTTAATAGATCAAAAATATTAGACAACATAGAGTTGTTAAAAGAATACATTGACGCCTTAAATAATTCAGGCAATTTAAGCATTGTTCCAGAAATTAGCATTGTGGCACCGTTTATTGAATTAAGACCAGAGATTCAAGCCTACATTGACAAATATGGATTGCCCGAAGATGGAGTATTTAATCCAGATAAATTAGCAGAATTACTTTAGAATTAGTTTATTGTAACAAAAAATAATTATGTCATTGCTATGAAGAGAATCTAGTAATTTAATAAATGCGCGTTTTAAATAATATATTATATTAATTTTTTTTGTGAAAAAATTAATATTAGTATTTATTATAACATGCCCGAGACTTACGTGCCTTCCACCACGCTTGACCAGTGTCCCGTTAACGAGATACCCTTGTATCCCCCCGAGTATTTTACAGACACCTCCGTCGTGTCTGCAACTGTTTTAGCCAATCTTAGCGCCGATAGAATTGAGAAATTCACCGCAGCGCAAACAGCAGTTCTACTTGCTATTCAATTAGTAGATTTAGACGAAGCGCGCGTTCAAAAATTGTCATTCGCTGCGTCTTTAACTGTGGTTAACAACACATTTCCCCTAACTTCAATTCAAGTTGGATATTTAAAAGGAACACAAGTTGCTTTATTAACATCCGGTCAAATAAAGTCATTGAATGCCGCTAGAGTTCAAGCTATTACTATTGCATCATTGGCGTCATTAACAAAAGATCAAATGGGTTTGTTTGATGTTGATCAAATCCCACACTTTACTACGGCGCAAATAGCCGCTTTAAAGGTTGGTGCAAGCTCTTCAAACCAACAAATTCAAGGTCTTTCAGTCAATCAAATTAAAGCATTAACTGTAGCAGACGGCGCAAATCAGGTTGGTGCATTAACGGCTGTTCAAATTCAAACATTGTCTGATGCTCAAGTGCAAGCATTTACCGCAACTCAAATACCAAAATTGCACGTAGAACATTTGCACGCAACCGAAGTTACTGGGGAAAATGCTCACAGCAAACAATTGAGCTTATTAACATCTGCTCAAATTAAGGCGCTTATTGAGTCCCAAATTCAATCCCTTTCAACTGAGGCTCAGGTTCAAGCTTTATCTGCGGCTCAAATTGCATTCTTAAATGCAAGCCAAATCCCCTATTTTACAGAAGCTCAAGTGCCATTCTTTTTAGAAGCTCAAATTAAAGCTCTCACAGATGAGCAAATACCGGCTCTTACTTATGCCACCGATAAAAATCAAATCGCAAATTTTACAACAACTCAAATCCCCTTTTTTAAGCCTGAGCATGTAGGATTAATGACGGCAAACCAAGTTGTTAATTTTTTGCCCACTCAAATAGCGGTATTTACAGATTTGCAAACCGCTGCTTTTACAAAAGCGCAATTAGATCTTATTGTGAGTGCTAATGCCATTAATGCCTTTAAACAAGCTAAATTTAATAGCGTTCGCAATTATCCTTTTAAACCATCTCAGTTAGATCTTGTTCTTCCAGCAAACATTAAGGACATCCAACTTGATCATCTTTATAAATTGTCTCCTGCTGCCGATTACATTAACGTATTGTCTGCTGATCAAATGAAGGGTTTTACTCAAACTCAAATGAAAAATTTTTCAGACGCCGCTGTTGCCGCATTATCTGGAGTTCAAGTTCTTGCTTTGGAGCCTGCTACTAGCGAAGATCACTGTTTATTGTCTGATTTATTTGTATCCCAGTTTACTTTTTTTAATGAAGAGGCGCAAACCGCCATACAAGGCAGCAGCAAATTAGTTGCCCCCCTTGACCAATTCCAAAGTTCCGCTTTAGATAAATCAAGTGGATTCTACACACAATTTGCCATGACCCCAGTTAGAAATATAACTAATCAAACTGCATTAACTTATTTAACTCCACTCCAAATTACTTATTTAACAAGAGGACAAATTGTGTCCCTTAAAAATATTAGCGGTGGCTATCAAACTAAGATTAGCAGAGATGCTATCGCTTCATTAAATGCAAACGTATTGGGAATGGATTCTGCTTCCAGTGTTATTGTCTCTGCAAGCAACCCGCTAGATTATCAATTAGCGTTGATTAATCCCCTTGACGCGACCCACGGAGCCGCTTACACAACATTGGGTAACTCTTTTACTGCCACTCAACTTAACGCTTTTTCAGCCGAGCAGTTTACTGCTTTTAATTCAAAATTAATATCTTCTAACGAGATTTCTAATTTAAATGGATGCTTGCCCAAGATAACTTCACAAAAATTGTCAAATATGACTTCTACTCAAGTTACTAATTTTAAACCATCACAATTATTGATAATGAAAGATTTATTTGCAGCGGCAGCAAACATGAGTTATGACACAGCGTCAAAATTTGCTGCATATCAATTGGCGGGAGCTAAAGATTTAGACACCCCATCTTATTGGGTTGCTGCGGCAGATTGGGTGGATAGCACACCAACCGGTTTACAACCCATTATTTGGTTTACTACAACGATTATTGATTTCCTAAAAACATTAATAGCTTCTAATTCAAAGATAAATTTTGAGTTGTCTGCGTTAAACGTTAGCGGTGTTTCCACACCTTCTTTGGAAACTGTTTCAGAAAATACTCTTGGTAGTTATGATAATGTAATTAAATTTGAAATGACAGAAGCTGACGCGAAATCATTTATTACTTATAAAAAACTTGCTAACGACGTTCTCGCGTTTTATACGGATACATCAAAATTCAACGTTAAAGGTAAAAAGGCAGGATCAAGTAAAAAATCAATAGGATCTTTTGACTTTTCTCACTCAAATGTGTTAGAATCAAACGCCACTACCGATTTAAATTGTTCCGTCGCTCACCATTTCACTAGAAAACAAGTTTCTGAGAAATATGGTGTAAATAGCGTAGATCTTATTAAAACCCCCGCAACTAAAATTTCTGAACTAAATGCAGCAATTAACACAAAATCAAATCAAACAATCACCGATTCTTTATTAAAGATTGACACTTCAAATCCAAGTGGCGATAAGGCTGGACTCACACAAGACGCCAACAATAAATGGTTCTCAAATCTTACTGGATTTACCCAAGATAACGATGACACAGTTAATGTGCCCACAGCCATTTATAACTTGATTGCCGCAAAGTTTGGATCCAGATTAGAAACCAATGTTGCCACTGACGGCGTCTACAATATGCCAATAACAGTTGGAGACACTTTCAGATTTCTAATTAGCCTTGCCGGCTCAGGCGCATTCTCATCCGTCGCAAATATATATTTAGTTGTAATTGAGGTTGTTGCTTAAATTGGCTAGAATAATAATTTTTTAATACACCAACACATTAAACTTATAAAAAAATTGATTATAAATATTGATGAAATAACTTATTTATAATCAACTAACATGTCCTATCTTTTCAAGACCACAAAATATATTAATTTTCATAATAATTCTGAGTTACCAATTATGGTAGACTCGTGGGTTGATGGTTCTAACACGCTCCGTTGTTTGCGCGTTGGACCAGGAGAAAAATTGGTTCTTCATAGCAGTGTAGGTGAATGGCACGTTAATTCTATGCTCACGAATGATGAAGACTACAAACTATGGGAAGAAGGAGGTCTAACATGGTACACTAATATTGGAAAATTTCGTTCCAATCCTTGTGCCAGTGAAAATTATTCTTGGATGGAATGGGAGCACATCTTTGACTGTATTTACAGCAAATGTGACCCTGTTTTAGATTCTAGAAGCAAAGAACCCATTACTGGTCTAGTAACATTTGTTTTCAAAGGTCTTCCTACGCCCTCAAGCTAGGATTCACACAAATGTCTTGACTAGGGAAAATATCACCGGACATGCAACTATCATTGGCGCCAACTTGAATACAACTGCGGAAACCGCGGTCTTCTCCAATGTAACACCATCCAGATTTACCGACAGATTTACTTGCTTGAATGGAACTAGAAGCGTCATCCGCTGTAAATGAACTGGGTGCTTCTTGCATTTTTTGCTGAGTTTGAGGAGTTGCAGAATTCAATGCAGCGTTTAATTGATTATTTTGAGTTGCGTTTTCCTGTTGGACATTTGCACTTGTTTTCTGGCTTCCTACAATTGACGAACTTGCCGTTGCACCAGTAACAGCTCCAGCAGTTTGTTGAGCAACATCAACCGCGCTGGTAACCGTTCCAGCGGCTAAATCTACGGCAGCCTTTGTTCCTGTTGCCGCAGTATTAGTAACTGATTTAGTCACGTTTGCGGTGGTGTTTCCAAACAAACCGGCAAAATATCTTATATATGGTCCAAATATTTCAGAAAATGCTTGCGTTCCTTTTGCTAAATATAGAAAAATATTAAATCCTAAAATAGCGAGAACTAAAACGATTATTATCCACGTGGTTAATGACATGCCGAGAAAACCGGTTCCCGACGTTGTTGTTCCATAGGTTGGTGTTGTTACTGGTCTTAAAGACGCTGGCGCCGAATATGTATTTGGAGCAATATTCATTATAATAAAAATCAATATATTAAATTTTTATTATAAATGCTATTCTTATTTATTTTTGTTTATTTTGTTTATTTGAAAGTTAACAAGTACAAAAATTGGTTCACGTTTGCCAACATTTCATCGCGAATATTGTACAAATCGCCATTTGCCATTGTTTTCAAAACAGAGCGGTTGTCTAAACCCACTAAATAACTCTTAAACTTTTCAAGTTCTCTCTTGAATTCCTCCGGAGATCTGTAATCTCTGAGAGAAATTGATTTTTTATTCGTCAAGTTCACTCTATCTCCGCGTTTTCCAAGTAACACTTCAACAAATGAATCTACGTTCTCGTGCAACTTGTCGTTCAAATCGTCGGTTGCCTTGTGTGTGGCATAGCTGTGCGTTTTCCAGTGATACAACTTAATTGCCATCAAAACTTCTAAAAACTTGACAACAACTTCTTGTTCAAACTTTTGCAAACTACCGTTGCGATTTTTACGCGTTCCATTCCTTGAATTTATTTTTCTAGTTTTTTGCATTTATTCTTATACATTAATAAAAGAATAAATTTTTAAATATATAAAATGATTCCGTTTGGCACCACCTTTACACCCTTGAAGATTTAAAACCGCACCTTTCTATATAAAATGAAAGGAAATTTCAAGGTTTGCCTATTTCAAGGCGTGTAAATTTTGATTTTGGGAATTCTTCTAAAAACCCTGATGAATTATTATTTCTTGATAAATAATTTGGTTTTTCTTTATTATTTATCGCATTATACGCAATTTTATAAATATTTGTAGCACCATTCACATCTCTATTCCAATAACCGCATCCGTTCTTACAACAAATCAGTCCATGGACGAGAATGTTTCCTGTAAAAATAAAATAAAACAAATAAAAATACTTAAAAATTTATATATATTATATACAATGATTTATAAAGTAGTCGCTATATTTAATAATTTTGTATTAAATTTTTTTGGATTTTTATACAAATATTGTAAATTTGAATCATTAGAAGATAAATTTCATAATCATAAAAAAAATAATAAGTCAATGAATCAGGTTAAATTTGAATTTGAAAAAGATAATGAATTTGATATAGTAAAAAATAATATATTAGATATGATAAATAATGAGGATTTTTTAAAAAAATATGATATAACTACTAATAGTATATTAACTAACACTAATAATAAATTAGTAATATCCTTCAAAAATAATTGTATTTTTATATATTTCAATCATTATTTTATTTCTGGTCCAAATATGTTT